GTGGAACCAGCAGCACCCTGAACATTATAACTTTGACTATCATTAACAATTGCCATCTTACCTTCAGATGGGACAAACACTAGTTCAGTTGTCTGTTCATATTCATATCCAATCTCGACAATACCATAGTTATCAGTATTAGCAGCATTGTCATTAGCACCACTAGCAGCACCTCTGTTCTGTCTGATAGAGAACCTGACATTCTCTTGCTGTTGAGATGGTGCTAGATCAATCGAGTATGTATACCAGTTAGTTGCATTGTTTCCAGTACCATCACCATCGTAATTACTTGATAATTCAGATGCAGTAGGAATAGGAACCAACGTACCAATAAAACCAGATGATGGGAAACTCAAGTCTTCAGTTGTGTTGTAATACAATAGCAATTCATCACCACCGTTTTCTGGTATATCACCACCATTATTACCATTACCTCTTGCTACTTTTACAAATACACGTTTCATTTCAGATGCATCAGTTGTTGGTAGAACGACATTTCTGTCATTTTGTGTACCACCAAACTTCAAATAATGAGTTGGTTCTTCACTCGTGACTAGTGTAAGGTTCTCTAATTCACCATTATCAGGATCAAATCCAACTACTGCATGGTTTCTAACACCAGCACCGTTAAGAATACGAACTCTAGGTGCTTCTGTGTATCCACTACCACTGTTTGTTAGTGAAATACCAGTAATTTTATTACCAGACACAGTAACACTTGCTGCTGCACCTGATCCACCACCACCGCCTTCAAAGACGACTGTTGGTGTTTGTGTTGTTGCCAACTTAAATCCAGAGGAAGAACCACTACCAGAACCACTCTGGAAGAAGTTTACGCCATTGTCTGCGTTACCAGAACCACCCTCAAATGGTGATGCTGTGGTTGGTGTCTCTGTTCCACCTTCTGTTCCGACTTGTACTTGCCATTCAATCTTAGCATATCCATCACTACCAGCAGCACTAGATGTACCAGACTGTGATACACCAGAACCACCTTCACCAACAGTAATAGAAACATTTGACTGTCCAGTAAATACATCCGCAGGAATTTGGACCTGATAGAAACCACCTGATCCACCGCCACCACCGCCTGATGTCCAGTATCCTCTCTCTTCAGCAACAGTAACCTTTGCTTTACCATTTGTACCAGCAGGGTTAGAGTTACTTTGAGAAATAACATCACTAATATATTGAGTTCTTACAGCAGATAGTCCACGCCTACCACCATAACCTTGTTCGTGACCACCTGATCCACCGCCACCAGCACCTGGCTGACCGCCTGAAGTATCACCGTTACGAGCGCAACCGCCGCCGCCTCCGCCGCCTCCGCCACCAGTACAACCATAGCGTCCGCCAGTTGCACCAGTACCAGTAAACAATGCCTGTGATGTTTCAATAACGTTGTTACCTGGAGAGTTTGCAGATTGTCCATTTTGTCCGCAGGATCCTTCGCCAAATCCACCTCCACCACCGCCGCCACCAGCGCCAGCGATTGTAATATTACCAGATTGTAGTTTTAGAATAGTAGCAGCACCACCGCCACCGCCGTTATTACTACCATAACCTTCACCTGCTCTACCACCCTTACCAGAGTGTGCTGCAGCTGCCTGACCGTTATGAGCTCTACCAGACTGACCAGTTTGAACTTGATATGTTGTTCCTGATGTTGGGTTTGCAACAGCAATCTTCATATAAGATCCACTACCACCTTCACCGTTAGCACCACAACCATTACCACCAAAGTTACCACAGTCGCGACCACCGCCGCCCCATAATTCCCATGTGATACCATTAATACCATAGTTACTATTACTTACACCAGCAGTCCAGTTTTGAGTGCCAGAACTGTAACTAAAGTTCGTAGATACATTACCAGTGTCATTGACAATTCTGGTTCTACCTTTAGTTCCATTAATACTAAAAAGGTTTGCTCCAGCAGTTCCTTCTGAGTTCTCTGGAATTGCAGATGGATTTTCTAGAAGTTTCTTCCAATATGGTCCATTACCACCGTCTCCACCGTTTCCACCAGTTCCTGGGTTGTTTTGAATGATTTGAACGTCACCATTTTTGCTACCAGATTTGGATGTAGATCCTTGGTTTCCACCTTCACCACCTGAGTTAGTGGAAGCAGCGCCACCTCTTGTACCACCACCACAATTTAGACGTAAGATACTACCACTAGATCCAACATCAAATCTAGAAGTTGAACCATTATTACCTTGTTTGCTATAAACAGCACCAGATCCACCACCACCAACTAAACTGACTGTTGCTTGGTCAATACCTGAAGGAACTGATGGGGAATAAGTACCAGCATTTGTATATTCATTAATAGTGGTTTCATAAATTGGTACACCACCACCAATGATAGTTCTGCCAGCAATACTACTAGTTGAAGTGAAAGTATAGAATACTGGTGTAGCATATCCAGTTTGCTGAACATATGAACCAGCACCTGCACCACCTGATGCATAGTAGAAACCTGGCTCTTTGATAGAACCAGAATCTTGGTCACCACCACTCCAGTTGTAAATGTCATATGTACCAACACTATTGTCTAGAATTGGTGCTTTGGATAGAACGTGAGTGTGGTTGTATGCAATACCGCCTGGTGGTAAGAAACTATTAACCTTACCTGTGCCAGGTTTATATGATACGATGTACCTATCACCTGATACTGCTTGTGGCATACCAGTATCCTGTGGTGCTTCGCAGTGCAGCAAGAAGTGAGAGTGCTGTGGAGCACCTGAGATCTTCTTCTCCTGCATTGTAACTTCAATGACTTGACCACCAATGATAGATGCTTCTACAGTATCAATAACATTAGAGTAATTTGAAGTAGTAATATTACCTAGCGAGAACTGACCCTTTTGGGCGTTCTTATCCATGTACCAATTACCATCAATAGTATTGATGCCAACACCTAGTTCAGAATTACCTACGTTAGGAGTGTTTGGACCATAAACAGGACCATTACCAACAATTCTTTTTGCTTTTAGATCAGGAACTTTAAATGTTCCCATGTTTTCATCTGGCCAATATAACCAAACATTATTTCTATTAATAGATGCAATCGATCCAGCGTTTGGATTAATTCTGACTGCATATGTTACAGTGCCTGTGGTTCCAGTTGCTGAGAATGTAATATTTGGAGGATTTTCTGGATCATATCCTAATCCTGGTGACAATACTTCAATACCAGTGATCTGACCAGACGCCATAGAAACACTACAGGTTGCTTGGGTTGGTGTTATACCTACAAAAATTGCATTAGCACCAGTAGGTGGAGCATCAATTGTTGCAGTAACGGTTCCTGACCAGTTACTACTAGTTGTTAAAACATCAATACCATCACTTTGAATACCACCATAATCATTACCGATTGCTTCATACAAGGCAGGGTAATCATGGATATAATATTCAGATCCATCACAGTAGATAAAACCAGGATATTGATACTCTGGATTATTCTCTGGTTCTGCATCACCAGCAATTTCTACATATTTTGTAGTGCCACCAGGACCTGCAGATGCAGTAGGGATAAAACTATGATCATATGATCCCTCAGTTGACTTAAGGGTTGTAATGATAGTTCCAATACCCTGACTGTCTGGATGTTTGTCAGTGTAATATAGTTCTCTCGTATTTCTATACGTGGGATTAATTGCTACCATTGTCTTTAATACTTAATGAGATATTCCATGATGATGTAAGGACTTGTGACCTGATCTAACGATGCAACTTGATCAGTTTGCAATGTTAATGTGGTCTGCAAGTTATCAGGTGATAACAGAAAACCGTTAGTCTTAATTTTATATGTATGTGTATTCTGAGTGAGCAAAATCTTATGGTTGTGGATCGTAGGATCTGCTCCTGGTTGATAAGCTAACTCATCAATTTCAGTAAATGTATTATTGACCTGTGGATATGATGTCTGTGATTTACTGTTAGAGTTGACGTTGAGTGGGACAACATCATACAAACTTGCACCCTTCCAGTCATTAGGTACACCCTGTCCACCTTGAATATAAGTTGCGGGAACAGTACCATTATCTGAAATGCTACCAGAGTTTGTTTCTACACAACCAATCAATGGAATGATCGCGTGTGAAATAAAGTTTGGTGGAGCATAGAAATCAACATCGTCTAGATCAAAGTTTGTTGATTGGTTTAGCAAACATTGATATCTCAAAGAGTTTAGACCACTAGCACCTGATAGGTTATAACAATAGTTTGAGTAGACAACTTCAGCAACACCTGACTGGTTATCAACCTGAGATGATCTAGAAGTAATACCAGATGCAATTGCCCAACATGGTTTTTGGTTTGTACCTGCACCTTCACTATTGTTATACTGAGTATTATCCATCCATTTTTGAATTGGAATGGTCGATGCAGTATAATATGATCCTATGCCTTGTCCTCTAGGTCCACCAGTTTCATTAGTAGTCTTAAGTCTTAGTCTATTTGTAGTTGCAAAGTGCATGTGAGAATGCAATGCTAGACTATCAACTGCTTCTTGATCTGTAAAACCAGTATTATTAGTTCCTTTTGTCCATGCTGGTTTACCTTTCAATGCAATCTCTTGAGAGGGCACAGTAAAATTACCAGTGTAACTAACTGGAATAACTGTTGTATTACCTTGTGTTGTACCAGCAGTAGCAGTTGCTTCAATACCCATACCAGATCTACGTCTCTCTGTACCAGCCTGGTCATTTTTTACAATATTAATATATGTACCTGCAGAACCACCTGTAGTTGGTTTTGGGAATTTAGAACCTAAATCAGGTACAATGAACTCATCATCATCTACATCGTCAATAGGATCATTACTAATGTCACGCCTAATAAACTTAGATGCACTCCCAACGCCAAGTATTTCAGCCAATTGGGGATAGTCTTCCGCTTTGTATACTGTTCCATCACACTTTAAGTATCCTGCAGGTAATCTTTTGATATTATCCTCAGCATTAGGACTTAAACTGGTTAACTCCACTGGCCATATGATGATACTACCAGTACCAGATCCGTATTTAGATTTTTCTTTTCCTAGAACTACAGGCATGTCAATATGCTTTAATTAAGAACGTACAAATTAAGGCTGGCATTGAAACCTCAGCAATAATATTTAGCGCATCATTGATGTTTTCTGGAGAAACTGTACCTAAACTCACGTTATTTACTGGGTGAGTTGTTGGTGCTGCCAAAGATCCTCTACCTTGGTTCAATTCAAAACTGCCGTGGTTATGACCCAAGAAGGAAGAACTATTTGGATCTAACTGAGAGGTAATATTATTTGTAGTTGTTGGATAAGTTGCGTGTTTGAAACTTAATGTTTGGTTTGATAATGCAGTAGTATTAGCACATGGTTGCGATAATTCAAGTGTATAAACATAAGTTGAAGTTGAGTTTCCTTCTCTACTGATACCAGTAATTTGTGTACCAGGGCGTACAACACCATCCAGATATACCCACATAAATGGCACAACTTCATCCAATTCATATGCAGTACCAATGTTAGCACCTGCAGGTAAATCAATAGAACTAGCGTTAGCGGGAATAGTTACACCAGTAACTGTAAATGCTGTTGCTAGATCAGGATCGTAGTTTGTAGTTGGACCAAAGTGATTTCTTCTATTACCAACTTCAATTGGTTTTGGAAATAGTCCTGTCCATGCATCCATTGCGTGTGTTTTAACTACATCACTATCAGTAACAGTAAATGTATTTGTAGAAGCAGTACCATTATAGATGTAAGACAAATCACTAGCAGCAACCAATCCAGATGGGTGTGCTTGTGTGGGTGGCCAGTTTTGTGCAGGAACTTTTGCCCAATAATCTGATCCTTCAAAATTATAAAATCTATCACCACTTGGTAGTGTAAACTCGTGTTGTTCATCACCATAATAGGTTGCTTGTACTCTACCATTTTGCCAAGATGGTGCAGTTGCTGCATCCTGTAACTGACATTCAGAGTAACCAAAGTCATTAACACAACTACCAGAAACACCACCACCAGTTACAATATTAGATGGTTCAAATAAATGAGGACCAGAGAATTGAGCAGTTGCTTTACTATATGTACCAGGGTGTGAGTGACCAGGAGTGTGGTTGATACCTAGTTTTCTATTAATCGTATAGACTGTAGTTGAGAAGTCTGGTGGTGCAATAGAGATATTTGTCATCTTTGCATTCATCACCAATGATGGATCAACAGTAAAATCAATGTCTGTGTTAGCAGAGATTGTAATTGGAATTGGACTTGTTAGACTGATGCTACCAAATCCACCAACTAAAGCATTTCCAGTGTAGGTATTAGTGACCAATACATTATATGCATCTGACTGTCCATATTGATAGTCTGATTGTGCCAAATAATTAGGTTCTAAGTCAATCGGCATCTTCAATGTCATATTTGGCATACGAATTGATCCCTCATATTCGGGGAAATTACCACCAAAATCATCATTAGCACCATATGTGTCACCAATAATAGATGTTAGTAGTGGATACCTAGATGCATTTTCTAGTTGTCCACCACAAACAATCCATCCTTTGGGGATATTGGAGAGGGAGAAACCATCGTTTCCATCCCCACTCCAAGGCATGATAGTGCCAACTTTGGCACTTTTCATGAATTTGATTATTCCGTATCTTACTGCCATGTATCAGAGCTCCATTAACCACCAACCGCGTAGATCTGTTGGAATTTCAGATGCGTTTGGATCGCCTACAGCATCACTCGCGCCAACATAAACCAGACCGAAGGATGCATTTCGGGTTTGAACGATTAGTTCACCGCTGTTCCATGCGACTGCTGATGCTGCACCAGATCCTGCGACTGCCTTTGTACCAGTGCTATCACCTTGAATTGGAACTGCTGTAGTTCCGATAGGTAGAGCACGGACAATTAGGTTAGCATTGTAGGATAGGTTACCAGTAATATCAATGAACCTGATCATGTCACCTGTTTGTGCGTCAGATGGTAGATAAACAACCATGTTGCCACTAGATGATGGGTTACAGAGATAGTTACCATTAGGTTGTAGTGGGTTGTCCACAACCTGTCCAAGTCCTGTGGTAGATGCTGCGAGATATGTCCAGCGGCGACCACCATTGGAGTTGAGGTATCTGCTAATACCGAAGGCATCGATAGATCCATCTTGATACATGATGAAGTCCTTAGGACCAGCACCAGTATTACCAGCAGAACCAATATTATCTATATGTACTAACTTATCGCTAGAACTTTCATTGGCAAGGATCTTACCCTTATGATAGAGGGAAGAACCCATTTCGACAGATCCGTCTTGATTATCAACTTTAAACTGTAGATCATTGCTACAAACACCATTCTCTTGACAAGTCTGTTTGAATACTCTCAACTGACCGTAGATGTCTGCTCTACCATTGAGGTATAGACCAGATCTACCAGTGACAGGATCAAGAATTGCACCATCACCAGGGTGACCATCATCGTTGGCAACACTAAAGATGAGTGTCTTGGCATCTGTGCCAAACATTCTAAGGTTACCACTTGTGAGGTTGATGTCATCATGGACCCTCAATCTACCACCACCAAAGTATCTTCTGATATTTGCTTCTGGTTCATCATTATCATAACTGTCTCTGATGCTCTTAGGCATCTTGACACCAAATGCAGGGTCAACGTTACCGTCGATGCTATCAGGTAGGAAGAATTCACTACCAATTCTGATAACTTGTGGATAGTCAAGTTTTTGTGCAACCAGATCACCATTGACCAGTTCGATCTTAATTCGATCTGGATTTGTGTTAGGTGAAGGTGCCTGTATTCTACCAGTTGCAGGTAGTGCTGTTGCTAGTTTGGTTGTTCTAGTGTCTTTCTGGATCTTAACAACGACTGCACCAACAGTGAAACTTTGAGCAGTTGTTGTTTCCTGAGCACGACCACCACTTGGATAATCAACACTAGTGCTGAATGGTAGACGTGGTTCATTAGAACCGCTATCAACATATGGAGTAGCAGTAATTCTAATGAATTCTGCCTTAGTTGTACCCTGATAGATTAGAACCAAATCACCTGTACTAAATCCAGTGATGCTGTTAACAACTAGGAATTGGGTTTGACCACCAGAAAGTGTAGAAGCAAGTAAGGTCTTAGGACCATCAGCTTGAATAGTCTGTGGATCTTCAGTGTAGACAATTACATCTTCACTTGTGGTATGTGCCGAAGCACCAGACTGATAGTGTGCTTGGAGCGCCCAAACATGTCCCCACTGATTACCAATTACAGTGTCACCCATACAAGTGTTGACTTCAAATGTTGGGAACACTCTGTTGGTAAGTGTTAGTTTCTTATCATCTGATGTACCAGCAAATTCATCGAAGATGTCATTAACAACAGATGATGTAGTAGCACCACAACCACCTGCTAGTTCTAGTGAACCATAGATGTTAAGTACAGAATCTTGATCTGATTGATCACCAATCGTGATATCACCAGTGACACTATCGACAACGAATACATTGGTCTCTGTTGCAGTATCACAACCTCTGGTAACAATCAGTTTCTTAGATACCTGATCAAGTTGAGTTACAACCTTGACAATCTCACCTTGGTTGAAGTCACCGTCGTTGTTGGTGTCTTCACGATCAACAATAACATAATCATTAGTTGTTAGACCACCACCAAACTGAGAGAGGTAGAAGTTATCTTGAGGACCAGTTGCATCAACAACAGTTGTGGTCCATGTAGCATCAAATGCGATGTTACACTTCCAAACGTTAGTTGCATCTTGGTGATTATCAAGATAATTCTTAGCAGGATTTAGTTGCTGTAACTTATACTTGGTGAAGGAACCAAGTGGATGACGCTTAACCTTGAGGTAGTAAGGAGCATTTTCTGCACCTTGTAGACCATCTTCAGTAATTCTGACAAGTTCAGGATAACGCTCAGAGTTACCAGATCCAGTAGGAGCAGTATCAATGAGTAGATAATCACCTGCTTGGAAGTAAGGAGTTGGTCTATACTTCATTGGGAGATAGAACTCATCACCAGTGATTGCTGGTAGATCAGCACCTTCAGCGCCTGCTCCAGTCTTGCTCTCTTGGAAGTTGGTTCCACCCCATACACCAGCACCTGCGGTATCAACTCTGTTGAAACCAGCAGCGATTTCGGCAGTGGTTGGAGAGTTAAAGTCAGAGACTGTAATTACACCAACGTTGATGATATCGATGTTGCTGTTGAATGTGTTCTGACCCAGGACACCGCTAGGATGAGCGAAGTCATCAGTACCAAGTTGTCCTCTGTTACCAGTGAAGGAGTAAGAAGCATTACCACCACAGAGTTTGATGTCAGCATTGAAACGTGCATTAGCATCAACAACAAAGTTGTTTCTAACAGTTGTAGTACCACCCTGACCACCAATAGTGATTAGAGATGCGTTAGTAGCAAAGTTAACTGTCTGTGTCTGAGTGGTGAAGAAGTTAAGAACACCCGCTTCAGATCTTACTGTGACAACCTGATCAGGATTAGTTGCATCACCACCAGTTGTTCTGTTAGCACCGATTAGTAGGTCACCAGCAAGAGTTGTCTGTCTGGTTCCAATCAGTGTGTAAGAGTTGGAAGAGTTGTTGCCATATGCACCACCAATTTGAACCTTAGAGATATAAGTTGCTGTATCAGCAATGTCACCAAGGAAGATGTTGGAGTGATCAGCAGAGTTACCAAGTCTGAGGAATTGGTCACCAGTGCAAGTATCACCAATGTAGATCCACTGATTTGCAGTGGTGCCACTACCGATCTTAATTGTCTTCGCCCAACCAGCGAGGTTCATGCCAGCAGTGTTGTTACCACCAACAAATGTGCTATCGTTGAAGAGGTTGACTGTACCAGTTGTCTGAGAAGTTCTGATCTCAGCAACGGAACCATTGTCACCATTGACTTCGATGTCATGCTCGAAGCGAGCATCATCAGTAAATCTAGATAGACCGTCAACAACCAGAACTCTGTCTAGTTGAGAGTTAGGTACGTTAATACCAACACGACCACCATTTGTAGTAGCAATACGGAATACTGCCTCATCATTAGGAGCAGCACTGTCACCACCAACTAGGAATGCATTATTTTCTGCATTCTTATCGCGATCAGCGAAGTTAGCGTGGTTGTTAAAGTCATCAGTCGTTCTACCACTGATGAATGCAGTACCAACAACATCGAGGTTTGCACGAGGTGTTGTATCGTTGCTAGTCCATGCATTTTCAAATGCACTGTGTGCAGCACGGGCAACAGTGTTAATACCAAGTTTGAAGTCACCAATTTCAGATGTCTCAGTTCTGAGTGCTTCAGCACCTAGGACACCACACTCTTTCCAGAGTGAGTTAGAGAACTCAATTGTTGGAACAGCACCATTTCCACTATTTGCTGCAGCAGCACCAGCAATGACACTGCTCCAGTTTGTAGTTCCAGCAGGAACTGGATCAACTAGTTGGATATGAACATAGCTGTTATTGACAGAGAAGGCATCACCATCAGGAGATACAATGAACCATGTACCATTCAGTGATGTATTAGGATAGTAATCAGTAATTCTGATTTGAGAATTATCCGAAATACCAAGTGCGCTGTTTAGTACAGCAACACCAGATGCTCTCCAAGAAATCTTAATGCGGTTAGAACTATCAGAAATGATCTGATAAACAGTAGCGTTAGGAACTTGAGTATATCCATCAGCAAAGACCCAACCAAGAGAACCAGTTAGGTTAACTTGAGCACCCTTGAATAGGAAGTCACCTGCAACAGGTAGAACACCACCGAAGTTTGCCTTCTGTTGTGTTACAAGATCACCAAGACTATTGGTGTATGTTAGTCTAGTACCACCACTAGTTGGGAATACATTAGCAGACTGGTTTGGTGTCTGGTTAGAACCAAATGCGCCAATAGCATGTGTGAAGAACTTATATCCTCTTGCTCTTGGGTATCTGATTGGAGTAAACTCAAATACAGCAGCCTTGACCTTGTTCTTACTGAGGGTGATGTCACCAGCAGTAGGAGGTGTAAACTCAACTCTGTTTAGTCTCTCATCTTGTTCCTTACCATCAGTTAGACCGTTCTCGGTGCTAGCAACGTTGGAACGAATGATCAGGGAATCCTTGACCTGAGTAAAGTCACCATCCTGAACAGAGATAACGAAAGGAGATTCAATCGAGTTGACTAGGGATCCATCACCACCAACGATTGTAATGTTCTGGTTGAACGTTACAGGTGTATCGAAGGTAGTAACGAGACCGCCAATTACGTCATCCTCGTCTCCATCATCTGCAAG